CTAAACTCAAAGCGATTAGCACAATACCGGCTGATTCAGAGGCCGATATTGCTCTAATAAATCAATACTCGGTAAAAGAACTGACGCCGCAAGACGTCTTTTGTTTTTCTATCATTCTCTGCGATAACGAGGTAGACCGCGACACAGAGCGTTTCACAAGCGACAGTCTTGATAAACTTGCACCGCTTTTCCTGGGAAAATCGGTCCTGTTTGATCACCGCTGGAGTGCTGAAAAGCAAGTTGCGCGGCTATACCGTACATTCGTGGAGCAACTGTCTGAAAAAACAGCGATGGGAGAACCAAAGAAGGTATTGCGTGGCAGCGCCTATATGCTGAGAACAGAGGAAACCGCTGATCTCATTAAAGCCATTGAGGGGGGAATTAAAAAAGAGGTTTCTGTTGGCTGTCAGATGGGAAGCTGTAAATGCTCTATTTGTGGAGGGAAATTCTCCTTCAACTGGCAGGCATGGAAATACCTTTGTGAAAATGACCACTTCAAGGGCGATACCTACGACGGCAAGTTATGCGTCGGTGACCTGGAGGACCCCAAGGATGCCTACGAAGTATCTTTCGTGGCGGTACCGGCACAAAGAGGGGCGGGGGTAACCAAGGATGCCAAGATCGACACGATGACACCAGCAGAAAAACTGGAGCTTATCACAAAACTGCAGATGTCGCTTGCTGATGACGACGAGCGAAAAGAACGGGCAAGAATCCTTGCCGAAAATAAAAAATTTACGGAGGTAATATCTAATGACTTTGTTTGAACTCAAAGAAAAACTGGCAACCCTGAACGCGGCTATCAAGGCCGATGCGGATTGGATCGCTGAGAAGGCCGCTGATCCCACTGTACCGATGGAAGACATCAAAACCAAGACCGCCCACCGCGATGAACTGACCGAAAGGCGCGACCTGCTCAAGAAACAGCATGACGAGATGGAGGCTGCGCAGAGGAAAGCTCTGGAAGACCAGAGAAAGTCCCAGCCGAACACCGGCAACCCCGACAAGGACAACCTTGTTAAGAGCAAGGCTGCTTTTTATCGCGCGGTTGCAACGGGTGAGGACAGAAGTAAAGTTTATGCCGGACTTGGTGCCATTCCTGCTGGTTCCGCAGACCTGGGGAGCGGCTCTGCACTACTCCCGTCAACCCTGTCCAGTGAGTTAATTGCTGAACCGTTTGAAGAAAACTCTCTCAGAAGGGTTGAACAGACATCCCAAATCGCTGGCTTGGAAGAACCTAGAATCAGTTTTGCCATTGACGACGAAGATCTGCTTGAAGATGTTATCGACTTTGAAGCCGCCAAAGAAATCGAAGCTACAGCCGACACTGTGACCTATGGAAGATATAAAACCAAAGTCAAAATCAAGGTGTCCGATACCGTCATCATGGGAACCGATACGAACCTTGTCAATACCATTGAAAACGAACTCCGTTCCGGCTTGGCAAGAAAAGAAAAGCTCCGCGCCTTTGCAAAGAGTGCAGACGACACCCACAAACACATGAGTTTCTACATGAACGGCATTAAGGGCGTTACTGGCGATAACATAGTCGCCGCCATCATGGCCGCGCTTGGCGATCTTCCTGATGCTTTCCGCGCAAATGCAAAGGTCGTGATGAGAAGCGCCGACTGGTACACCTACCTTCAGACTTTGAATGGTTCGAACAATGAATTGTTCACCGCAAAACCTGAAGAAGTGCTGGGCGTTCCCGTAATCTTCAACGACAAAGCCGATATTCCTATTGTGGGTGATTTCAGCTATGCAAAACAAAACTACGAACCTGTTGCAACTCTGAAATCTGATGAAGACATTGACAAGGGAGTATACCTGTACGTCCTGACCGCATGGGGCGACCATCAGATTAAGCTCAAGAGCGCTTTCAGACTTGCAAGCATAGCACTTGCGGTAATCGGCGGCGTGGCAACAAAATCACCTGATGCTATTACAGCAGTAGGAACATTTAACGGCGAAACTCCTACCAGCGGAATCACCTACCTGTGGCAGAGCCTGCAGGGTGGTACCTGGACCGACCTGGACAATACTTACACAGGTTACAGCGGAGCTACCCTGACCGTTGATGACGACGGGGCAGATGCAGGCATATCCTTCCGCTGCAAGGTTATGTACAGCAGCGGACACGCATTTACCAACGTTATTACTATCCCCGCATAAGGAGGCTTTGACATGGCAGTAACGGCGAAAGACTTAAAAGAATATCTGAACTTGCCGCCGGACTGTATAACAGTTGTCGGTGAGGCAACGGTCAACCGTACTGCCTTTATCGCAAAGGTCACCGAGTGCGGAACCTATGTATTCACGAAAGTAGATGATGGCTGGACTTTAAACGGTTCAGCCGTTACCCTTTCCGAATATGGCATTACGGCAGACGAAGCAGAAACCGAAATTACAGTTGATTATCTGACTATCAATGTCGAACCGTACCTGAACGCCGCCAAGTCAAAAGCAAGAGCGGCAGGTATCCCTGCCTTTGAAAATAATGCACAGTATGACTTGTTTATCCTTGCGTTGGCGGCCATGTACTACGATAACCGAGGCATGACACTCCAAAACCCGGCAGATGCGGTAAATGCTCAAAGGATGGTTGACAGTTTTGTCCTTGAACTAAGGTACGGTGATGAAGATGCCTAAATATGTAAATGCCGGGGAACTCCGTACTAGAATTAAATGCTATGTCAAGAAGTCGAGTTATGTGTCGGGGGAAGGGCAAACAACGGTGTGGGAGCCGTCAGAGGTATTCATGTGCAAATGGACTGGAAGCTATGGGGCGAGGGCGATGGACGCACAGGCTCTAGGTGTAAATGATTCAGCAACGATCATAATGCGCTACACTCCTGGCTTATACACAAAGCTCCGCACCGAACAGGTTATAGTCATCAAAAACGCTGACAGTACCGCCATTTCAGGCGGCGTCCCTGACAAAAACAATCCTAACGTCTATGAGCTTTGGGGCGGGGTAGATAACGTGCAGGAGCAAAACCAGTACATGGAGTTTGCGGTGAGGAGGTATGAGGGGCTATGAGCGATGTGCGCAGCTTAGTTCAGACAGCCCTCGATACTGCGCTGGACGGCAAAGTTCGAGTGTACTGGCAGCGGAAATCGGGGGCCGATGCTGATGAATATATCGTCTATACCCAAAGCGGGGATGCCGAAAAGTTCCATGCTGACGATATCCCGGTGGCTAAGTCCTGCAGCATAACGGTCAAATACTACTATCGTGCAGATTTGTTAGACACTTATAGCGGAAGGCAGGCTGTTAAAAGTCGGGAATTGGACATACAGGAGGCCTTAGAGGAAGCAGGGTTTAAGATCCCCTTCGGATCATTTGACGCTGGCGACGTAGACGACATTGGTTATTTCGTTACCGTGTTCGAATGCGAATACTTGAGGGAGACCTGATGGCTAAAGACATCGATATAAATTTCCTGGAAATTGCTATAGCTGACATTCTGCGAGAGTACGGGGACGTTGTTTATGAGGCTACCGAAGAAGGGCTTACAGCTGCGGAGAAAGTGTTAATAGCAAACCTTAAAGCCGCAAGCCCCCAGGGTCCAACTAAGGACTACCATAAATCCTGGAAGGGCA